GTGCAGCAAAATGGTTCCTCAACCGTTCACAATTAAATATTTATGATGATGTTGAAGTCTACAAGGCGTATCTTTGGCTTGTTAATCAAGATGTTTCTCCTAGAACGCTTGATTGCCTTATTCTTCGTCCTCTTTTGGATTATTGTAAGTGTTATGTTACTCCGATTTATCTTGAGCATCATTCCGTCAATTGTTTAAAATCTTTGTTTTATGCAACTCTTAAATTATATAAGATGTCCAACCTTCTAGGTATGAATACCTGGCAATATCTTTTGGTTATTGATGATTTTGAGCATTGGTGTGATTACCAAAATCTCGTGAATCATCTTAAAATGTTGGAGGATAACCCATCTTTGGCATATCAATATTATATTACTTTTGATGAGCAATTGGGTATTCCTGACTTTAATAAATATAGTAAGATGTCTTACTTTGTGCATCAGCAGTCCTTGGCTAATATGGATTGGTATTCTAGTATAAAGCATAAAGATGTCTTGATGACTTATAAAACAGATTTATAATGGCAAATATTAAACGTTCTTCTATTGTGGGTTTCCACAATATTAAAAATAAGGTCTCTCGCAATGCTTTTGACCTTAGCCATCGTCATATGTTTACAGCTCAAATTGGTGAGTTGTTGCCTATCTTTACTCAATGGGTCAATCCTAATGAGACTTTTAAGCTAGGTTATAATAGCTTTACTCGTACGCAGCCTTTGCAAACTGCCGCTTTCACACGTCTTCGTGAGAATGTTCAGTATTATTTTGTTCCTTTTCAGTCGTTGTGGAAGTATTTTGAGCAGCAAGTTAATAATATGACTACAGGTCAGAGTGGTGAGAATATCTCTCGTATCGCTCAATCTTTTGAGAAAGATTCTCCTATTACTACCAAGATGCCGTATATTAACTATAATACGTTGTCGCTTTATCTTTCTTCTCTGCTTGACGAAGAGTCCCGTACTCTTTTTTCGCGCTATGGCGGTAAGGTTGGTATAACTTTATCAGAATATTATGATGCTCTTTCTGTTGCGGGTTTGCTTCCAAATGGTATTTTGCGTTCTGCTTCTATGGCTAAACTTCTTCGCGCGCTTGGTTATGGTAATTCTAGTATAGATACTTATGATATTGTGTCAAACTTTTATTCTTATGTTTCTAGTACTGATTCCCCGACCCTTGAAGATTTTCGTTCTAGTGCGTATGGTTATGGACGCTTTACGAATGCTGTTGTTACCAATCAGCCTAATCTTTCGATATTCCCTATTTTGGCTTATCACAAAATTGTGAATGACCATTATCTTTATCGTCAGTGGCAGCCTTACCGTTCTTATTTGTGTAACATTGATTATCTTTTGCCTTCAGATTCTATGGATTTTTCAACTCATGTTGGTGAAACTCCTTGGACTTCTGATTTTTTCAGTATTGCCCAAAGTAATTTACCACTTGATTATTTCAATGGTGTTTTGCCTAAAGCACAGTATGGTGAAGAGTCTGCTGCTTCCGTTGAAATGTCTTCTTTGAATTTTTCCGGTACTACAGGTAACCCTACTTCTCAACCATACCAAGGTGCTACCGGTCTTTCTCGTGCTGCTAATGTTCGTAATAGTGATGGTCAGTTGTATCTTGCATCTTCTACAGGTGGTAATGGTGAAGAGCTCGGTGTTAAGCTTGCTTCTCATCAGCATAGTTTGTCAGGACAGGTTTCGGGTTCTGCTGACCTCAAAATTTCTGCTCTTCGTTCTGCTATTGCTCTACAGAAGTATAAGGAGATACAAGAGAGTAACGATTCAGATTTTGCAAGCCAGGTATTGGCGCATTTTGGTGTTAAACCTAAGCATGACGATTATAAGTCCATTTTTATTGGTGGTGGTGATTCTGTAATTGATATTAATCCACAAGTTAATCAGAATTTGGCTGACGATTACGACCCTATTATTAAGGCTACAGGTGCGGGTCAGCTTTCTTGTGGTTGTAAGTTTACTTCTGACACTTACGGCATTATAATTGGAATTTATCGTTGTGTTCCTCAACTTGACCTTGCACATGTTGGTATTGACCGAAATCTTTTAAAAACTGATGCGTCCGATTTTCCTATACCTGAGCTTGATAGAGTAGGCATGCAAACTCAATATCGTTGCGAGGTTGTTGCACCACCTCTTTGTTATTCAATGTCATCTAAGCCTGATGTCTCATCCTCTTTCAAGTTGGATATGTCTCAGACTTATGGTTATTTACCTCGTTATTCTGAACTTAAGACATCTTATGACCGCTATGAGGGTGCTTTCTTGAACTCTTTGCGTACTTGGGTTACAGGTTATGATTCTCAGGCTTTACTTAAGTGGATGACTCCTGCTCCTTATGGTTCGACACTTGATGATATTGATGCGCTTCTTTCTTGTAAGCCATCTATCACTAATAACATTTTTGTTGACCAATTGTCTACCACTTCCGATAATGATAAGTTACTTATTGGTTCTGTTAACACTTGTGTTGCTATTCGACCATTCTCTGTTTATGGTCTTCCTTACTCTAAATAGTTTTTATTATGTTAAAAGACGGAAAAATTACTTATTGCCCTCCTCCTTTTGAGGAGGTGCAAAATGAACCTACTGTTATGTCAACTGATGGTTCTATTGTCCTTCAGAGTTCTTTTCATTCTGATGTGTCTTTACTGATGCGTATATCCGCTCTTGATAAGTTGACCGCTCAGCAATATTCAACCCTTAAGGAGCAATTGCAGCCCCTTATCGATTCTTCGTCTCTCCGTGATGAGTTTGAACAAAGTTTTGGCAAGCTTACTGATGATGAGTTGTTGCGCTCTTGTCCTAGTCGATATTTGCAAACTCAAAGTGAGCAAAAGTGTTATTTGGAAAGTCTTGCCGCCCAAGATAAGGAGTGCCGTGCTAAGGCTGCCGAAGAAGCTAAGACTCTCGCGGAGAAAAAACGTATTTCTGATGAGGAGATAGAATTTCAGTCTCGTCTTGCTAAGTTTCTTAAGTCTTGATTATGCTTAATTATCGTAATTTTATCGAGTATCGTGCACCCTCATTCGGTGCACATACTTTAAATTCAGGCCTTTCGCCTTCTGATTGGGTAGGCTCTGCTATCGGTGCAGGCGCAAACCTGCTTGGTGGTATTTTTGGTTTTAGTGGTCAAAAATCTGCTAATAAGGCAAATTTGCAACTTGCTCGTGAGCAAATGAAGTTTAATCGTGAAGAGGCTCAAAAGCAACGCGATTGGCAAGAGGACTATTATAAGCGTTATTCTTCTCCTATTGCCCAGAGTGCTCAGTATCGTGCGGCAGGTCTTAATCCTTATTTGGCTAATATTCAGCCCCAAGGTGTTGCTTCCGGTGCTCAAGCACAGAGTGGTGAGCTGCCTATTCAGCAAAACCCGATGTCTCCTTTGCAAAATGGCTTGTCTTCTGCTGTGGATTCTGCTATAGATGCGTATAACTCAGTTACTTCTCGTAAGTCACAGCAAAGCCAGGAAAGTTTGAACAAGTCTCTTGAAATGCTTAATGAGTCTTCTAAGCAATTAAATGTTGCTACTACTGATTTGCGTAAGGCAGAGGAGCGTCAGACAAACCAGAATGTTGAGGTTCTTCGTCAGCGAGTCAACAATCTGAAGTTTGTGAATGAGTATCTTGACCGTACTATGGAGTCCAAGGTTCGTCAGCAGTTTAACGAGGAGACTTTCTCTCTTTGGAAACAACAGAGTGAGGAATGGCAAGTTTATCAGCAGCGTTGGAATTTCTTTAAGTTATCTCCATTGCAGGTTGATGAGTTGAACAGCCGTATTTTGTATAATACCGCTAATGCTTTCAAATCTTATGCTGATGGTAATTTGTCCTTAGGTGAGTTGCGTTTTTTACCTCGTAAGATAGCAGCTCTTGAGACTACTGCATATGCTGCTTTGCAGAATGCTCGTAATGGTCGCGATTATAATGAGGCTATTAAACCTTATTTCTCGTCCCTTACTTGGGATAAGAATGAGGATGCACGAGGTAAGCAGGCTAGGAATGATTATTTTTTGAATGACAAGATTCCTTCTTATATTGCTCGTGATTCGAATTTGCGTCATTACTATGACAATGTATTGCAACAGAGTGATTGGATGTCTAGGAAGATGATGGAAGAGCCTGAGCTTATACGAACTCAGGCAGAGTTGAATCGTGCTAATACTAGTAAGAGTAAGGCAGAGACTACAGAGAGCAAGACGCGTTCCGCAAAGAATGTTGTTGAGACAGGTGCCATTGTTTCAAAGGAAACTCGTTCTTGGCTTCGTCCTTGGTCTTCTGAATAATTATAAAGGCGATAGGTTTATAATCTACCGCCTTTTTTGTTTCTAATATTGCTTAACGACAAAATTTCCGTTTACACTTTTTAACAAAACAATTATGCTGCATATAGTCTTGCGCCCCACGAGCCGTTAGTTATTATTAGTTATTGTTAGTTATTTGCCGTAGGCTCAATGTTGGTTATGCTGCGTGCGGCAGCACGCCAAAATATATGCGAAACTTCGCCCTTTTGCGTACTTTTCGGCGAAACGAAAAGTGCAGTCCCCCTGAACTCATTTAGCTATCATTAGCTATCATTTGCAAGACTAGCTTACATCGACTTTTTGTCGATGTTTCGTTAACGCTTATCTTACACTCATCAGCAATTCAATGGCGTATGCCCAAAGGTCCGGGAATGTGTCCCGAACAACCAAATATATAATCCTTGAAACAACAATAAAATGACGTTAGGCAATATTTATTATTTTATTTATTTATATACTTATATTTTGCCTAACGCTCTCTATTGCCTCCAAACTTGATGTTTGGAGGAATCGCTAATGAAACGTTGCATATAAATCTACACTTTATTTCCTCTTGTGGACTTCCTCTTTGAGAAGTCTCGCTTTCTTGTTAAGGTTGAGAAAAAGTCGGAAATCGTAAATTTCCTAGTTTTTTGGACTTTTTCCTTAATTAACGTTAACAAAAAATATCATTTTCGTATATTTTTATTATTTTTGCTGCAGATTTAACCGCGGAATATTTCCAAGGTGTCTTAATTTTGCTATTATGTTATCAAACGAATTTGTATCTGTGACTTGTGTTTATCCTCATCGTCGTACGTCTTGGTCTTCGTATGCCGGCTTCAATCAAGGTCGTAAGGTTGCTAGTGATATCTTGTCGGATATTACTAAGGCTTCTCGTGGGGTGTTTCATGGGTCTCCATTTGTCACTAGCCAGGTAATTACTGATGGTGCTATCGATATCTGTTCGTATTTTGTTTCTCTTCCTCCTCAAAGTGGTCTCCGTTACGTTATTCGTTATGCGGTTATCAATGACTTACCACATTAAAGTTTTATCTTATGAATAAAGAGATTATTAAGATTATCATCAAGGTTCTTATTTACGCCCTTGGTCTGATTGCTACGTATTTTGGAGTGACTTCTCTTGCTTCTTGTAGTACTTCTTCTAGCGTGTCTTCTAGTGGTGTGTCACGCATAGTTACCATTGACACCACATTTGTTAAACATGGCGGATTTGTCCGCTCTAAGAATTTTGTGCCTTATGAGTAAAAAAACATTTGAGGTTTATTGTTTGCAGCTTTGCGGTAAGTCCTATCGCGTTAAGCTTGGACATCTTGATGAGTTCATTGCCCTGCATCGTCTTGCGATGCAGGTTGATGAGTTGACTGTTTTTGGTTTTGCTTGGGATTGTTCAACGTCTTATACTAGTCCTTATGAGTGGTATCGTGTCGTCTAATAAACAGATGGCTTGGCGTGCCGATTATTCACCTAAAGGTGAGCCATCTCTTAATGAGTTTTTGTCAACTCTACGTGTTTTGCATCATTTTAGACGAGTAATGCAGAAGAATTGCTCTGCTATTTTCTTGTGTAACTCTATTTCTGATGTTATTATTTATCTAGAGTGTAATTCCCCTAAGGAAATTCGTAACATTGTTAATTTAATGTATAATTCGTAAATTATGAAAGGTTTTTTGGCTTGTAATCGTCCCGTTAAGATTAACACTCTTCGTGGTGTTCGTCTTGTGTCTTGTGGTAAGTGTATTCAGTGTCAGACAGCTCGACGTCGTAAGACCGAGTTGTTATTGTCTCTTGAGACACAATCACATAAGTATTGCGAGTTGATTAATCTTACTTATAGTGATGAATTTATACCTTGGGTTGACCTTTCGGCTATTGATGGACGTTATTATTCTGTCTCTACCGAATTGGATTCTTTTTTGCGTGTGTGCCATCCTATTCATTTCGGTGATAGGGTGAAACGAATGTATAATCCACGTACTCGTGAATATTATACTGTACGTGATAACGATTACATTGAGCCACGTTATACTTCTGCTTTTGGTTCTCTTGAGCGTTATCTTTCCTATGATACGTTTGAGGTTACCAAATTCTATTTAGATTTAGAAACTTATAATAAACGTGTAGATGAATATTATCAAAAATACCCTTGGCGCTCTCGTGGCGTTTCTCGTCAACGCAATCATGTCGCTATTCTCTTCAACGAGGACTTGCAAAGATACCTCGACCGACTCAAAAAGTGGTGTCTCCGTAAATTCGGAGCCAAAATCCGTTATTTTGCGGTTGGCGAGTACGGAACTAATTCCCTCCGTCCGCATTGGCATCTTGTACTATTCCACGATTCGCTTCAGCTTCGACAGGCTTTCCAAACTGTTTGGGTGTACCCAAATTCCTCAAGACATAACCCTAGGGAAATTTCGGTATCACTCCGTGATGCTGCGCTTTGGACCTTCGGTGATTGTACTACGACCACAACAGACGGATACGCTAGTTCATATCTTTCGGGATATCTTAATCAGTCTTCGTATCTTCCTAAACTGCTTGGCGCGTTTCCACCTAAGACGTATAAATCTATCTTCCTTGGTGAGAACCGAGACGTTCAATTACTTGCGACTTTACTCAAAAGTAGAGACTTTCGACGCCTTACAACCTCTTATGTTGTCAGTCGTTCGGGACTTAAACATAGTGTTCCCACGCCATCTACGAGTTACTCTCGATTCAGTGTCAAGTATTCGTTTGATGGTCTTCAAACTCTTGAGGCTAAGTCTCGGTTGTTTCGTGCAGCAAAATGGTTCCTCAACCGTTCACAATTAAATATTTATGATGATGTTGAAGTCTACAAGGCGTATCTTTGGCTTGTTAATCAAGATGTT